CCTCCACTATATCCTATGATTTGTGCATCCCATGCAGGTGCACCACTATTGTAAGTGAACTGAGGTTGGTACCATACTGACATAGCACCTTCGGCAATATCTGGAATAAAATCATATTCTATAGTCTTTCCTGTAGCATTAATTAAAACACCATCATCATCGTATGTCGGACTTCCTGCTTCTGTTCCATTGAGCCCTATACCACTCTTGGCTGCTTTTGCGGTACTTGTTAATTCATTCCACAGAGTAAGTTTTTTGTTAGGGTTTGAATAAATGTTCTGTGAAAAACCATAATGCATTATATATTTTATTTGAGGTATTGTTAATGCAACGTCAAACATTCTTACATCTTGTATTTTACCATTAAAGTACTGACTATAAGTTGAACCAATTCTTCCTATCTGAAGCGCTAAATTAGAAGAAGCATTCTGAACACTTCCGGTAAATGTTCCAACTGATACTCCATTTATATACATGGCTAGTGTAGTGCCATCGTGTGTCATTGTTAAAAAATGCCAGGTACTTACTATAATATTACCGGCGCTGGTTTTAATTAATTCTGTATTGGTATTACTTACAAATCGCAATTCGCCTGTTGATGTTAACGCAAAGTTCCAACCACTCACATCTGATTCTTTGAGATTTGCTAAAATATTATGATGTGTTGTTATTGCATCACAGTAAATCCATGTACTAAAAGACCATGTTTTTCCGTTCAAGTCCCAATCTGCATTATAGAGTGCTGTGACATAATCGGTTGTTCCATTAAAATCAAAACATTTACTTCTATTTCCATCAACATTTGTGGTGGCCCCATTATTTGTAGCAACTATTGGGTTACTACCTTCATCTACTGGTGTGGTTCTATTAAATTTGAATTGATGAGTAGGAATAATATGCTTCGGGGCAGTTAGTATCATAAAGCATCCGTATATAAATCTCCATCTGTAGGCATATGAACCTCGTAAGCAGTAATACTTGAACATTCAACTGTCATAGGAGTAATTTCAGTATAAGTAGTACTGGATAATGTATAAAACTTAAAATGGATATTATAATCATTAGTACGTGCGGACTCTAAAGTAATTTTAGCTTTATAATCACCTGCGCTTCCGCTCCAGTCATCTATAGATGAAAAATCACCAGCATCAGATGTAGTACCAATCATTCCAGATAAATGAGTAATACTATCAGTTTTTAGTGCATATATTCCATGTGAGTGATAAGTATCTGCATCACCACCTGAAGTCAATTTACTTTCTTCATCAGATGTTAAATGATAATATTCATCAGTAGTTCCACCTTGAATAGATGAAAGATTATTATGAATAATATAACCATCTGAATTATCAGTTAAAGCGACGGTTCCATTTTTATCTGGGGCAGTTAAAGTTCTTGTAATTCCGGAAGATATTGAAGCTAATTGCCAGTTAAGTTTTTTTGTATTATCTATATTATCAGATATAGTTGCTTCAGAATCTAAAATTTTAAAAGTTGCGTTTGAAAGTCGGTTCCAAGTACCTACACCTTCATCTCTATATAAACCTTTTCTTTTATTATAAAAAAGTCCTGTTGAAGTTGTTACTTGATATATATTACCAGAGCCAGTTGCTACTGGTAATGCTGCAAAATTAGCTACTGTGCCAGCCCAACCGGTACCCGAACCGCCTGCGGCTTTAGTCCATGGCATTAAGAAGTTCCTCTAAGTAATTCTATATAAAATGATGGAGTAGTTCCTGCTTTAGCTATAGTTTCTATAGCTTCTTCATATCTAGCTTCATATGAACTTCCAACTGGTACTGCAAAGACAAATTCGGTAGAATCTGTTAGAGTTATAGTAAAAGTTATTGAATTAGCCCCAGTATTTATGATTGAAATTCCGGTTATATTAGTTGCTGTGACTGTATACGGAAAAGTCTCCGTATCTGGAAGTATCTTTACCGTTTTTAACGGTCTCATTTCCTGAATTGCGTTTGTAGTACCCTGAGTTTCACTCATAGTTCTCTCCTTTTTTGCTAAAATTTCTATAATCTTTAAAGATTAAAGAAAACCGGGCCAACTATTTAAGCTGGCCCGGAAGTTAATTTATTTAGCCATTGGAAAGCTAACTGCGTACGCTGTCCCAGTTAAACTAGAACCGTTCACTTCGATAGTTATATCATCGTTTGCGTCTTTAAAGCGTGAGCTAGAAAGAGCGAAAACTTTAGTAGTTCCTGTCGCAACTGATGCTGTTACCATGCTAGAAAGCACTGCATCTTCATGAGTAGCTCCATCTTGTATTGTAAAGTCAGCTTGACCTGCGGTGACATCAAGAAAAATTTGAAGTCTTTCATCAGATACGCCATCTACATCGAAAACAAGACTAGAATCGTAATCCATAGAAGTTTTGCTAACAGAAATACTAGAATCATAACTATTGATTTTATTTGGTGTTATTGAAATATTTGCCATTTTATTTGTCCTTAATTTTATTTTGTTGATACGCTACAAAGATAACACAACTTTTACAAATGGGGCTTCCTGGTGGATAAACGCAATCGCATTTTAAACCTAGGTTTTTAGGCTTAATCTTTTCGGTTTCTATTTTAGGTTCACTCTGAGGAAGTTCATCAAGAACTCCCTCTTCAGTTTCTTCAACTTCAAGCTCATCTAATTCTTCAACTTTTTCAGCTTCTGCTTTATTATTCAGTATCCTGTCCAACAGGCCCTGTTGTTCAATCATCGTATCCACCTTTGTTTCGTATATAATTTAGAGAAATTTAATCTCTATAGTTATTTTTTCTTAGCTTTCTGCGCCAGGAGCACTATATAGAACACCAAGAGAACTTGGTCGGACTACTTTAGAACCATAAACCATATGAGAACGTACACCGTCTTCAAATGATGTTTCTAATCTATTAGCTTCAACAGAAGTTAGTTGATTAGCATGTGCAATAGTATCATTAGCAGTGAAAAACATTGGTGCATACCAAGTAGTTCCACTTTTAACTACATTATTACTCATGAAGAAGTTAATAGATAGGTAAGAAGCTACATAGCCGTTTGCCAATACCATACTGTTGTCAGTATCTTTAGCAATTTTAGCTAGTGTCATCTTTTGTGCAAACCAAGCAGGAACAACAGCAACTCTATTGTTAACCGGTACATTGTTTTCATCCATATATCTAACCATGTCAGAAATATAAGAAGTAACGTTAGTAGAGGTAATAGAAATTGGAACCGCAGTAGTACCAGTGGTAATACCGGCTTCTGTATAAAGAGAAGCGATGTCAACATCTTCTTGATTAGCAAGAGACGCACCCATTTTTCTAGTTGCTTCATTCAGTAAATTAGTTTTAGCCTGAATTTGGTCAAGGTCTTTAGCCTTAAAAGCTGCATATTTATCTTTATTGATTAAAAGATTCTTCGCACTATCACTAAGCGCTTCGTAAACAACAGTCCCAGTGTAATCTTTAGTAGTAATGTCACCCATTTCTACAATTTTTACTTGGTCACCAGCTGCGCTGATGTCACCCTCATATTCACGATTCGTAAGACCAGCAAAAACCTTGGTTGATTCATTGGCCTGAAATACTTTATCGCTCCATATGATAGGAATAAAATTTGATATACTCATTATCGTATCCTTGTAATATTATTTCCCTTACGGGATTCGAGATACTAAAAAAAATTTTAATATCCGTTATCAGTCGTTAGCTTTAATCTCGCCCCTTGGCCTTGCACTTTAGAAATTTCTTCTAATGACATTTTACCAGTTGTTTGAGTATTGCCGGCACCTTTGTTGGCCCCGCCACCTGAATTAACAGGTGCTTTCATAAAACTTTTAGCTTTGTCGGTCTCTGACCACGATTTTATCGAATCGCCAATTGGGCTGAACCCGTCATCAGTTGCGATGACTGTAATTTCTCCAGAATCATCCACTTCAGCAGATGCTCTGTTTGAAAAATAATCAAGCAATACGTCTTTAGCACCAGAAGTTAAATCATATTTGTTTAACTCTGATAAAATAGCTGTGTGCTTTTCACTAGATTTCCTTCTTCCTAACTCGGCTTCAAGTGAAGTTTTTAACTTCGTAGATGCCAGTTTTTCCTGTTCTAGTAATCTCTTGAACTTACTGTTCTCTTTAGATACGTCAGCATCTTTTTCGTTACTAGAATTAAGAAGTGTTTCTAATTCTTCCCTTGTCTCGACTTCAGAATCCTTGAGAAAATTAATTAACTCAAGACTTTTTTCTTCCATCTTTGGTTGCTTAGAAAGTTTCTTATTTTTAACAATAAGTTTATCTCTTGTATCAAGCAAACCTTTCACTTCTTCGGCAGATTTATAATCGTCTTCTAGAGCCCCTGCCTTTTCTTCATCACTCATAGAATTTAATGCTTCAATTGCTTCTTTTAATTTCATTTTTAACCTCTTTATTTTTTATTATCATAATGAATATACGTATAATTTATTTATTTTTATGCTTTTTTTACTTTTCAATCCATTTACCACCGGAATTTTTCTTAAAACCATTCATATCCATCCAGCCATCATAATTTTTATAAGAAAATACTTCATTTTCTCCGGTTACTGGATTTCTACCTATCCTATTCTTAGGGCCAGTTCCTTCTGGTATATTAATTACTGTACACCGGCAATTGATATTATTTGCAGCCTTTCCGCCACTTGAAGGATACGATAAATCTTCTCCACCTACATTAAATAATCCCTCTTTATTTTCTTTCTTGCCATCAGCAGCTTGATGAGTATTCCTGGTCTGAATATCAAGAGTAGCATTCCAGTTCCTCTTTAGCTTAACACCTTTACTCCTAGAATAATTTGTAGAAGCTAAATTACCGGCATTAAGATTACGATTTCCTTCAGTCTGGGCAATCCTCAAAGCATTAGCTAGAGCACCAGTGGTAATCTTTTTTCCTTTAGCAGTTTTAACTGTCCCAATTAATGTTTTAATCTCTCTGGCGGATTCTGTATATGATTTACCGGTTATTAAATTAGTTATAGTAGTTTGTCTTATTTTGGTCAATTGTTTAACGTTATTTTCTGCTAATAGAGCCGATAAAGAACCTTTCCGGCCATATAAGACAGGATTTCCATAAGTTTTTTTAAAGATATCTGTTTGAATAGCCTTCCAAGACGCTGTAGTACCATATGCCGAAGCTTCTACCAATCCTGGGTTAATCATACCAAATTTCAAATCTATTGGCGCTGAGAAAGATAAGGTATAAAGCTGTCTGTAGTGATTATTGGTGATGGCTAATTCACTAGCCTTTCCAGTAGTAATCCCGGCTTTAGAAGAATAAAAATGGTATGATTTATTGATATCAGTAAGCATATTATCGAATCTATTATATTGTAGCATCACATTATAATATTTATCTTTAGGAATTCCATCCAAATATTTATCATAGAATAATTTCATCTTGGCAGAAACTTCTTTACTGGCCCTGAGATAATCTTCAGCTATAAGCTTATAGTACCCTTTAAGGGTATTTTCTGTGGCCAGATATCCCTCTAATTCGAATTTCTCAAGTGTTGCCATTTATTCTACTGGTAATGTTTCTATTGGCATTGGCTCTTCTGGTTTCGACTCAGCAATTTCTTCTTTAAACTCATCAACGGTCATGGTAGAATCAATTATTTCACCCTTTTGAAGTCTTTTTAAGAACTGAGATAATGGTAAGCTGCCTGAAGCATACATAGCCCAAAGATTTTTAAGTAATTCAGCATCGATAGTTTCCGGAATAAAATCAGTTTGAACCTCATACGAAACATCTTCATTATTTTCGCCCGACCACATAACCATTATTTTCAATACTTTTGTTAAACAATCTGATATTGCAAGAGCAATAGATGAAAGAGTTGAACTCTCACCACTTCTATGAATTTGTGCAGTTTTAGCCGCCTCGACTCCATTACCATCGGCCATTAAACTTCTTAGCCCGATTACGCTCATTTGTCTCTTAAGATTTTCACCAGAAATAACTAATGCCGATGCTTGAGTAGCATCTCCACCTAAAAGTTCTGCACTTCCGCCTATTTCTAGGTCTATAAAACTTGAACTACCTAAAGCAATATATGAATCATCTTCCTTACCATCTGGAATAATCCTACCTGCAACAACCACAGTTGGCCGGGCCAATAAGGTTAGATTATCTCTATACAAAGCCTCATTTCTATAATCAGCAAGATTAAGATTAACCAGGTCATTTATGATAGAATAATTTAAGTTCCAAGAATTATCTTGCGAACATTTAACGAATGGAATGAAATCAAGAGGCTTACCATTCATTAACGGAATTTTCCTAGATAATAATACCCATTCTACTTCGTCTTTTTTTAGCTTTTCTTTCTTCCTTTTAATATATAATTCCTGGTAATACTGGCCCTGATTATCAATAATTTCAAGCAATAATCTTCTTTTTATAACATATTGACCATCAATTATTTCTAGACTATCCATTGCTCTTATTATTTCATTATCACTATATTCTAAAGTATCATGATATTCTTGTAAATCAACCATATCAAGCTTCTTTACTCCAGAGACTATTTTTTCATGCCAGTTAATAATTGAATCAGCCGAATAAATGATTGTATATGGCTTAAGTTTCAATGCATTTATTTGCTCTAATGTCAACTCATCATTGACAACCGGGAAATCAATAAGAACTGCTGGTCTATATCTAATAATCAATTCCCGGGCCAGTTCAGTTGCGGCTTGATTGAGTGAAGTGGCATTATCTGTGAAAGAATCTTTTAATGAATCTAATTCTTCTGGTAATTTAACAATTGGATTCTTTCTGAAGAGTAATCCAAGATAACCTCTTACTGTGGTAGAAGTTGCTGGGAACCAAAGAGCGTTAGATAAAAAATTATCATATAAAAGACTACCTACCTTTTTATCTAAAGCCATTGCTGGCAATTTAGGTAGATATGCAGTGCCTTTTCTTTTAACTTCTTCCTGGCCCTGGTAACAGTCATAATCTTTGACATAGGTTCTCATATATTTATTATAATCTCTGTGTGTTGTAAAATTCATATTATCATCCTGTTAAATATTTTCTTTTCTTTATTTCTTTTGCTCTTCTCATAACTGGCTCTAGAGCATAGCGGGCGGCATCTATAAAATGGTTATGTTTATCAACAATAATTGGTAAAATTTCTCCAGTCATTTTGTCAACTTTATAAGAATATTTTTTGAACTCATCTATAACACCGGTACATCTCGGGTGGATAACCACTTTCTTAAAACTTTTAATGAATTTGATACCATCCTCTATACTTCCGGGGCCTTTTTTTGAAGGTCTCATCTTAAATCCAAGTCTTCTCATCGCTGAAATGGTTTCCGGTCTAGCACAGTCGGCCACAATTGACCAAAATCTATTCGGTAATACGCTATCATATAAATCAGCAGTCTCTTGCCCTACTTCAATTTCTACTCCACCCTCACTATTACTAATATAAAGTATCTGTTTTTTGTCTTTAGTGTTATAAATAAAAGTCTGGATAATAG